AAAGTGCTGTAGTTTCTAACACCGATTGTTCCTTTTAAGCCGTACTTTTTAAGAACTTTTTTGATTTGTGGAGCGCGTTGTTTTTTTTGCTCCTGATTCATGTATGCCATTTGTTTGATTGGTTTGCTTACAACTTAATTATAATATAATTAATTAATATTGTCAACTATCTTTTTCTTTATATTTAAAATATTCTTCAATTATTCTTTCATGTTCCATCATCATTTTTTCAACTTGGCCGTTCATATATCTTAAATCGCTTGAGTTCATATTATTTTCATCAGGTAAATTTTTTTTGAAATCTATTTGAAACTTTTTTATCTTTTCAACTTGTTCTTTTAATTCCTTAATTAGCTTTTCTTTTTTACTTTCCATTTCGACTCTTCTGATATTGCAATTCAAGATCAAACCTCGCAAGCATTATCATTTGTTCTTCTTTTGTATATTGTGCAAGTATCTGCGCCTGTTCTTTTCCTGAAAACTTTTTCATTAACCACGGCTCTTGAAAAAATAATTGTTTCTGCATTTTTATCAAACAATTAAGAACAGCGTCACGTTGTTCATCGGT